TCTTGTCCCAGCCGTCCGCCTCGTACTCCAGCCGCTTGAGCGTGGCGGGCAGGTCGTCCGAGTTGAACAGCTCAGCCAGCGCGTACAGCGCGCCCGCGTTCCTGGCCGCCGTCGGGCTGCCGGGCCTCGAGGCCCACCACACGACGAGAGCCAGGAGCACGACGCCCAGCACGGGGTACCACCAGTTGTAGTCGTGGAACATGTCGCTCTCCAGGTTGGGTGCGGGAGGCGTCAGTGTGACGCCTCCCGCGGTGCTGTCGAACCATCACTCCATGCGGTCGAGGCGGTACCGGAACACGCCGGTGCCCGTGCGGACCCAGACCTCGGCGCCGCCCCGGTCGCTGACGCGCAGGCCGGACGCGTGCTGCGTGCCGACCGGCAGCGGCTGCATCGCCGTGCGGCGGGAGTGCGCCTCGACGGTGGACCGGACCTCGTGCAGCTCGGACCGCAGGCACTCGGGGAAGAGGGCCAGGGTGGAGCTGCGCGAGTCGCGGGCGCCCTCGATCATGAGGATCGCCGACGAGCCGTGGTGCCCCGGCCGGTCGAGCGGCTGGCCCCACTGCGAGGGCTGGAGCGTGATGCCGACGACCGGCGCGCGGCCCGGGCGGAGGCCCCAGTTGCTCGCCGGCGACCCGCCCGCGTAGACGTACCAGGCGAACGGGTTGCGGCACTCCTCGCGGTCCCACTGGAGGATGGGCGGCGCGTCCCGCTCGACCGCCGTCGTGACGGCGATGAACTCGCCCTGGCCCGGCACGACGACCTCCATGGAGATGGCGTGCGGCAGGACGTCGCGGCGGAAGCGGGCATACGTGATCGGCTGGGCCTGGGTGCCGAGCAGGCGGGCGCTCGCCGGGCCCCGCTCGTGCTCCAGGAGGTGGCCGAACAGGCCGGGCCGGACGCCCTTCCACTGAGGCTTCCACTCGAGCACCACCTCGTCGGCGCGGGCCGGGCGGCGCTTGAGCGAGGCCGCGAGGCCGAGCCGCTCGAAGGTGCGCTCCGCCGTCGCCACGTTGCCGGCGCGGGGCGCGGCGGTCGGGCGCTGGTACTTCAGCGGGTCCATGCGCTCGTCGTGCTTGCGCTTGACGTTCGCCGCCGACAGGCCTGCCTTGACGTCGTCCACCAGGGCGCCGAGCGCCGAGGAGCGCGGGGTGCACCAGCCCGGGGGCGCGATGCCGACGGCGCCCCACAGCGCGCGGTTGCGGGCCTCGCCCCGGACGCCAACGCCGTCGACGGCCTTGTGCACCATAAGCAGGAAGTCCACCATCGGGCTCAGCTTCTCGGCGCGCGACAGGCCCCCGTGCAGGAGCATGTCCCGCGTCTGCTCGAGGCTGCGGCGGTCGAGGTCGGCCAGGGCGCGGGGGAGGTGCCGGCGGTCCTCGCGCTTCTCGCCCATCCAGGCGGACGCGTCCTTGCCGGCCGGGTGCGGCGAGCGGGCGACCTTGGCGTAGAAGTGGGTGAAGCCGCCCTGCTCCGGGGCGCCCCAGTCGGTCTCGTCCCAGAAGAACTGGTCGGTGATCGCGCCCTGCTCGACGGCGAGCTCCATCGCGGCGATCGCCTTGCGGTACGGGTCGCGCGGCGCCAGGACCGACGGGTCCCACATGACCGAGACGAGCTTGCCGGCCGGGTCCAGCACGGCGAGGTTGCCGAAGCGGTGGACGAAGGCGCGGCAGCAGTTGCAGTTGTGGTACTGGCGATCCTCGGGCTTGAACGAGTGGAGGTACAGCTCGAAGAGGTCGCCGCGCGGCGCCACCCGGAAGATGGGCTGGGTCTTGGCAGCGGCGGTGAGGGTCGCGGCGCCGCGGGCGACGGCCTGGGCCATGCCGTCGAACTTGGCGTGGAAGTGCGGTACGCTCGGCGCGGGCGCGGCGAGGTGCGAGCCTGAGACTGCTCGGGTCATGGTGGTGGTGCTCCTTGCTGGACCGGGTGCCGCCAGGCCCGGGAAGGAATGAGGGGCGACAGGGGCATCGTACGCCCGGGCCGCCCCTCACGGTGCCACCGTTTCGACCGCTACGCTGGGTTGTCGAAGGCGTCGTCCCAGGTGCCGGTCAGGGCCGCCTTCGAGTAGTCCGTCGCCCTGTTCTCGAAGAAGTTGGTGTGCTCCTTGCCGAACACGATGGCGTCGACCCACGCCAGCGGGTTGGTGGCGACGCCGAACAGCGGCCGCTCGCCGAGCTGGGCGAGGCGCTGGTCCGCGATGTAGCGGATGTAGGCCTTGACGTCCTCGGCCGGGAGGCCGTGGTTCGCGCCCATCTCGTACGCCAGGTCGATGAAGGCGAACTCCAGCTCCACCATCCGGGCCGCCGCCTCGCGCACCCGCTCGGAGTGCTCGGCCGTGCGGAGCTCCGGGTGCTCGGACATGAGCTGGTGGTACACGCGCGTCATGAACTGCACGTGGTGGGTCTCGTCGCGGATGGACCAGCTCACCACCTGCCCCATGCCCGTCATCTTGCCGAACCTGGTGAAGTTGAGCAGCATGACGAATGAGCTGAAGAGCTGCAGCCCCTCGCCGAAGGCGGAGAAGACCGCGATGTCGAGGGCCAGGCCATCCAGGCCGGGCCGCGCCTTGAACAGGAACTCGTGCTTGTCCAGCATCTCCCTGTAGCCCATGAAGGCGGAGTACTCCACCTCCGGGATGCCGAGCTCGTCGATCAGCGTGGAGTAGGCCTGTATGTGCACGCCCTCGCGGGCGGCGATGGACGCCATCGCCATGCGCACCTCGACCGGCTTGAACGCCGGGAGGTACCGGTCGATGTAGCCCGAGGCCACGTCGACGTCGGCCTGGGTGAAGAAGCGGAAGATGTGGGTCAGCAGGTGCCGCTCCTCCGGCGTGAGCTGCGTGCGCCAGACCTTGACGTCCTCCGTCATGGGCACCTCGCGCACCAGCCAGTGCATCTGCTCCGAGGCGACGAACGCCTCGTACGCCCAGGGGTACCAGAACGGCTTGTACGCCGCCCGCTTGGAGAAGAGGGAGGGTGCGCCTCCCTTGTTGCCGTCCGCCATGTTCCTAGCCCTCACAGGAGCGGCACTCGCCGCCGTCGATGCTGCACGATGCCGCGGGAGCGGCCTGGTCGTCGACCGCCGTGGCCGGGGCGGGCTCGCGGGCGTTCTCGGGCATCACGCCGACCGAGGTGGCGCGCACCGAGCTGGACCGCAGGTAGTAGAGCGACTTGAGGCCCTGCTTCCAGGCGCGCATGTGGACCCGGTGGAGGACGCGCGTGTCGACGTCGGCCGGCAGGAACAGGTTGAGGGACTGCGCCTGGCAGATGTGGGGCTGGCGCTGCGCGGCCAGGTCCACCAGGACGTCCGGGTCGGTCTCCGAGGCGGTGCGGAACAGGTCCTTGTCCTCGGCCGACAGGAACGGCAGGTGCTGCACCGAGCCGCGCTCGAGGAAGACGCTGCGCCACGTGTCGTCCGTGTCCCGGCCCAGCTCCCTCAGCCGCCGGACGAGCGCCGGGTTCTTCATGACCCCCGTGCCCGCCATCGTCTTCTGCGAGAAGGCGTTCGCCACCATGGGCTCGGTGCTCGGGCTCACGCCGCCGCAGATGATGGAGCTCGTGGCGTTCGGCGCGATCGCCAGGAGGTGGGCGTTGCGCATGCCCGTCCCGACGAGGTCGCTCGGCTCGCCGCGCGCGGCGGCCAGGTCGCGGCTGGCGACGGTCGCCATCGCCTTGAGCTCGGCGTAGAGCACGCCGTTGAAGGAGGCCGCCTCGGCGGAGCCCAGGGGCCACCCGCGGAGCTGGCAGTACGTGTGGAAGCCGAGGGTGCCGAGCCCGATGGAGCGCTCGGCGCGGACCGAGGCGACGGCGCGCCACATGCCGGGCGGGGCGCGGTCGCAGAAGACCTCCAGCGCGTTGTCCAGCATGGTGACGAGGTCGGCCACCAGCTGCTCTCGCTCGGGCCACCAGGCGTCGAGCGTCGCGACGTTCAGGGAGGAGAGGCAGCAGACCGCCGTGCGCTCCGGCGTCGTGGCGAGGGTTATCTCGGTGCAGAGGTTGGAGTGGCGGACCCGGAGGCCGGCTGCGTGCTGGGCCGGGTTGAGGCCGCGGTTCGCCGCGTCGATGAAGAAGAGGTAGGGCTCGCCGAGGCGGGCGCGCTGCTGGAGCATCTGGACCCACAGGTCGCGCGCAGCCATGGTCCTCGTGGTCCTGCCGGAGTGCGGGTCGACCAGGTCCCACTGCCCGCCGGCCTCGACGGCCCGCATGAAGTCGTCGGTGACGTTCACGCCGTGGTGCAGGTTCTCGTTCTTGCGGTGCGCGTCGCCGCCGGTGGGGGAGCGCATGTTGATGAACTCGACAATCTCCGGGTGGGAGACGTCCAGGTAGGTGGCGTGGGCGCCGCGCCTGGTCGAGCCCTGGTGGTAGGCGATCGCCTGGGCGTCCTGCACGTGCATGAAGGCCATCACGCCGGGCGTGTCGACGCCCTTGCTGGTCACCTGGCCGATGGAGCGCACGTCGCCCCAGTAGGTGCCGATGCCGCCGCCGTTGGTCGAGAGCAGGGCGTTCTCGGAGAAGTTGTCCACGAGGCCCTGCACGGAGTCGTGCACGTGGTTCAGGAAGCAGCTGATCGGCAGGCCGCGGTTGGTGCCGCCGTTGGAGAGGAGCGGCGTGGCGAACATGAACCACTGCCTGGAGGCGTAGTCGTACAGGCGCTGGGCCAGGGCGTCGTCCCCGCCGCAGAAGGCCCGGGCCGCGCGGGCGAAGGCGCCCTGCGGCGTCTCGCCTGGCAGGCAGTACTGCCGGAGGAGGGTCGTCACGCCGAACTCTGAGAGGAGCTCGTCGCGGGAGTGGTCGAGGGTGATCCCGGTCTGCGGGTCGATCATGGCTGGACTGTCTCTGGGTCGGGGCAGGAACGCGCATCGTGACACGCGGTGCGGCCGGACCGAAGCCTTCGGACGAAAAAGGCCCCGCGCCAGTGGTCGCTGACGCGGGGCCTCCGCCTTTCCCAGGGTGCCGAGCAGTCCAGGACTCGACGACGTCACTGTGCCGCGGCGACCGGGCGCCGCGAGCCGTCGGATACAACGAAGCCCGCTTGCGCGGGCTCCGAGGGGCCGTCTGGTGACCAGGTGGCCGATCCTGGGCTCAGGCCGCGATGGCCTGGGCGTAGACGCTGTCATTGGCGTTTACTGGTTTTGCGCTGCTAGGGGCAGTCGCCTCTCCGGTCGTCCACGCGGCTTGCTGCACCCGTCGAAACCTGGGCAGGCCCATCAGATGCGCCCTGGCCCGACTCCGAACCGGCTGGGCTGCCCGCGTCAGCCGCAGGGCGCATCTGGTGGACCTGGCGGGAATCGAACCCGCGTCCGAGTGCCATCTACGTTGCTTCATACGACCATAGCCGGACGCCCTAGGGCTGGCGTTTGCTCTTCCCCCGATATTGAACCGGCCGCTGGGGAGAGCGGCCGCGTCGCCAGGAGCCTCGGGGCTAGCGGACTCCCCGAGGGCGTCCGGCTATGGTGGCACGCCCCGTATAGCCGGGGCCACGCTCGACGACAACCACGCTCCCGTGGTGTCTGGTAGGCGAGGAGGGACTCGAACCCCCGACCACCGGCTTATCGGGCCGGTGCTCTACCAACTGAGCTACACGCCATCAATGTTGCTCCAGCCCGCTGCACGACCCCGACTCGGTCGAATCCGCTTGTTCCGTGCTCTCGAGAGGTCCGCGCGCCCCGGAGGGCTGCTTCTAGCGGACGTCCTGGCGCCGGCGGCAGGGGACGTGCAGCGGGTGGAACTTGGTCGGCGGAGATGGATTCGAACCACCGTCCTCTGGCACCGCAGCCAGCGCTCTAGGCCATCTGAGCTATCCACCTAATTGGTGCCCCTCCCTCGGGTGGACCTCCGGGAGGGGCGTGACCGACGTTGAGCCCACTGCATCCGTCCTAAGTTCCCGTGTCCGCCGCGGCAGATGAACGGGCTCCTGACTGTCGAGCCTAGCGCCGTCGGTCGTCGGCGTGTCGGGGACTGGGTGCAGTTTACCGCGGGACCGGGGCCCCGGGAGCCGTCGTTCAGAAGGAGCCCTGCCTGACCTCGCGGCTCTTGTGCATCGCGCGGTAGCGGGCCTCGTCGGCCGCGTGGTCCTCGACGTCGGAGTCGACGTCGTCGGGGTCCTTCTCGTCGCGCGGTATGGGGGCGAAGGTGCGCACGAAGTTGGGGCAGGCCTCGCCGACGACGAACAGGCCGGGCTTCTCGCGGGGCCCGGGGATCGGCTCGTCCATCTCGTCGATGTTGAGCGCGCCCTTCAGCATCTTGCGCAGCTGCTCCCAGCCCGGCTTGCGGGAGTTGTCGGCGCGCTCCCAGCGCACGCCCTTGTTGCGCATGTCGCGCTCGATGCAGTTGCCGTTCTCCTCCGACCAGATGGACGGGTCGGCGGGGCCGGGCTTCACGCGGCCGGCCAGGCCGAGGCCGACCTCCCGGAGGCGGATGCCCTCGGCGATGTCGGAGGCCAGCATGCGTAGGCCCTCGTTCTCCGTGCCCTTCTTGAGGCCGTACCACTCCGCCACGCGGAACAGGTCGCCGCGCACGGTGCGCATCCTGCGCCCGTCGTCGAAGACCAGGTCGGACCCGTCCGACTCCGCCCACCAGCCGACGGAGAAGGGCTTGCTCGAGCCCCAGTCGAAGGAGCGGTCGACCTTCCAGGTGCGCGGCACCTTGAAGGGCCGCACCAGGTGCGTCTGCGCCCGCCACAGGTCGTCGAACATGCCGCCGGACGTGATTTCCCACGAGCCCTCGAGCCACGCGGCGATCTGCGACGGGTTGGACGCCGCCGCCCTGATGCGCGAGATGTACTCGGGGTCCGCGTCCAGCAGGATGCGGTTCTCGGAGATGTGCCCGTGGATGGCGACGCGGTCCGGCTCGCCGGGTGTCTTGATGAGCTGGCCCCGCTTGCCCGGCAGCTGCCACCGGTTCTTGACCCAGTTGTGCCCCTTGCCGTACGGGTTTGTCGTGGCGCGCACCTTGCGGGGCATGCCCGGCACCGTCGAGCGGCAGCAGCTGAACATCTTGAGGTACATTTCGCTGGTGGCCCAGTTCGTGAGCTCCTCCCAGCCGATCCACGGGTAGGCGTGGCCGTGGTAGTTGTCGTAGTCGGCGGGCTTCGCCATGTAGCGGAGCAGGAGCTGCTCCCCGTCGGGGAAGGTCCAGACGTAGTCGCTCTCGTTGAACTTCGCGCCGGGGAACCATAGCTTGAACCAGGCCTTGCTCTTGGCGACCACGTCGGAGAGCTGCTTGTAGGTCGAGCGGAACAGGACGCCGCGCCAGGCGGCGCCGTAGCCCTGGCCCACGTGCTGGCAGAAGTCGGCCAGGAGCGCGTCCGTCTTGCCGGGGCCGCGCGTGCCCTCGTACAGGCACTCGAACACGGGGCAGGTCAGGAACAGCACCTGGCTGCCCGGCTGGGGTATCCACGCGCGGGGCGCCGAGGACGCCTCCTGGATCGCGGTCTTCTTCCTGGACTTGAGCCAGTGAGGGGGCTGGTATGCCATCAGCGGGGCGCCCTGAAGCCCTTGTTGCGGATCCACTTGTACCGGGCGTCGCTGAGCGCGTGCTCGGGTATGCCGCGGCGGCGCAGGTGCGCGTCGATCGCCAGGTTGATGGCCCTGGTCTCCCGTGGGTCGCGTTCGTAGCCCCAGGTCGGCATGTCAGCAGACCCTGTCGACGCCCAGGAGCCGCGCCCACCACGGCAGGTGCGCGTCGGCCCACGCCGCCAGGGAGCGCTCGAACTCGGACAGGACGTGCCTGTGGTCCTCCGGGAGGAGGTCCCTGACGTGGTAGTACTCGACGCCGGGCGCCTCGGCGCGCCAGCCCAGGGTGACCTCCAGGTGGATGCCCGCCCCGTCGCGCACCAGGTAGTGCAGGATCGGGACGCCGCCGTCCACCATGAGCGCCTCGACCACGGTCAGGCCCGTGCCCGGGTGGGTGCGCAGCCACTCCACGCAGTTCTCGTGGCAGCGGAAGTTGAAGAGCCCCTGCTCGGGGCGCGCCCTCACCTGCTGCAGCATGGAGCGCGCGTGCCTGACGATGGCCCGGTCGACGCGCCGCTTGGCCCAGTCCCTGAGTCCGAGCACGGTCAGTCCTCCGTGTCCAGCATGACGGGCGGGTGCGAGACGCCCACCACGCAGAGGCGGACATGGCCGCCCTGCGCGATGCGCTGGCGGTCCAGCTCGGTCGGCTCCCAGTAGCTGTAGGTCACGCCGTCCTGGTGCGTGGCGTGGAGCGGCTCGCAGCCCTCCGCCACCAGGCGCATGTTGGTGTGCTCCATCTCCAGGGCCCTCACTGCCACCCCCACTCGAGAGTGTCCCGGCCGAGGCGGGCGAGCTCCTCAGCCTCCGCCATGAAAGCAGCCTCGTCGTACTTGGCAGGAGCGCCGCGCTTGGCGCGCTCGGCGTTCGCCACCTTCATGCCGTCGATCCTCGCCTGTGCGGCGAGGATCAGCCCCAGGTTGGCGATCGAGCAGTAGTTGATCTTCTCGCTCACTTGCCGGCCCTCTTGGCGCGACGCGCCAGCTTGGCTTCCTGCCTGGCGCGGCGCTCCGCAATGTCCGCTTGGGTGCGGCGCTCCTTGTCGGTCAGGCGCAGCAGGTCGTCCGGGCGGGCGCGCGGGGAAGATGGGTCGAAGCCTCCGACGTCGAGCAGCGGAGCCATGGCGCCTAGGAGGGACATCGCCACCATGGAACGGCGGATGCTCACTTCCGCTCCATGCGCTCGGCGCACTCGAGGGTCAGGCCGTAGCCGAGGGCCAGGCGGCGCGGGTCGACCTCGTTGTCGCAGCCGCAGGCGCAGTACCCGTCGGCCCTGGGGGCGAACCTGGCGCGGCGCCTCTCGTCGGCGACCCTCACGCGCTCGAGCGCGTCCTGGGTCTGGATGTCCGTCTCGGCCGCCGCGCGGTCGAGGGAGTCGGGGTGGTTGATGGCCTGGGCTGGGGTCACGTGACGCTCCTGGTGAAGTAGGCGATGGCGCACCCGGTGCGGGGGCGCTCTGCGATTGTCACGCGGCCGGGTCGGACTTGGTGCCCTCGTTGTTCCCAGCGTACTTCGCCTGCTGCTCCTGCGCCGCCTTGGCCCAGGAGGCCGGGTCGATCGCCGCGGGCACGATGAGCACGCCGCCGCCGGGGCCGGAGACCTCCAGCCGGTGGTTGTCCCGGTACTTCTCGGGGCGCGCGCCCTTGAGCAGCGTCTGCATCAGGGCGTCGCTGTACTTGCGGATGAAGAGCTGCTTGTCCTCGCCGCTCGTGGCGTCGCGCACCATGGTCGGCATGCCCTGGTAGATGACGGGCTCGTCGTAGCCGTCGACCGCGCGCCGGAAGGCCTCGCCCTCGATGCGGTCGGCGGCCTCCTCGATCGCCACGCGGTAGAGCGTGTCGAACCACTCGCTGGACTCGCGCCAGTGCTCCACGGCGCCGCGGGAGACGCCCGCCGCGCGGCAGCCGTCCAGGACGATGCCGCGGGTGGCGAACGCGCGCAGGAAGAGGCGTCGCCGCTCGGCGCTCAGGCGCTCCTGCACGGTGAGGCCCTCGAGCTCCCACTCGACGAGCTCGAGCTCGGAGACCGGGCCGCGCTCGTGCAGGAAGAGGCGCTGGTCGTCGGTCATGTTCTTGACGGACATGGTGCATCGCTCCGCGGCATCACGCCGCTGCTGGTAGTTGCCCGACTGTACGCCGGGGCGACGGCGCCGTAAACCCTCCGGGCCGGGCTCCCCGCCTTTCCTCGTGCGCGAGGCTCCAGGGAGCGCAACTGGACGGATTTTTCCTCGGAGGCTATCAGGGGGCAGCTCCGACCCCGCGCGCCCGGACTCGGCCACGGTCGGACCGGTCACGGGGCGCAGCCGTCACCGCGTCCCGCGTAACTCTCCAGGGCGGACTCCACGGTCTCTTCTATCAAAAGGCCTAGATTGTCACTCTGCAGCGGGAAGTCTGGTTTATAGGATCAGATAAATCTAATCCTTTTAATTTAGGCCTAGATTAAATAAAGTATTGTTTCTAATGTAGTTCTTAGGTTCGATCTGAGGCTCTGAGGCATCTGAGGCAGTGAGAGACGACGCCGACCGCAGAGGAGGAGTATTTTTTCCTGGGACAACACAGGCCAAAAGGTCCGTACAGCCCAAACGCCTCAGATTCGACGCTCAACGCGTTGATCCGCAAAGAAAATCGGCCGGCCCAGTTCGTCTAGGCCGGCCGCCCGGAGCTTCGTCTAGGTTCGTACTCCCCGCGACCGTGGCCGGCCGCGGCCCCGCGTCAGTCGAGCGCGTCCCTCGGCCAGTTGACCTTGCTGCCGAGCTTCGCCTCCATGAGGCCGCGGCAGTCGGCAAGCGACGGGAGCTTGGACGCGGACGCGCGTCCCATGCGGTCGACCTTGACCGCGTAGTCGCTCTCGTCCGGCTTGACCTGCGTGTTCTCGAGCCGCCCGCCGAGCAGCTTGTTGAGGCGCATGCCGAACGACACCGGGTCCGCCGGGCGGTACACCCTCTGGTCCTTGGCGAAGTCGGCGTAGTCCGCCCGGAGGTGCTCCTTGATCACGACCGTCGGGCCCTCGTGCCAGTCGGCGCGGGCGTTCGGCAGGATGCCGTCCAGGAGCTTGTTGTACCACCAGCGCTCGACGTCGTCCATCGTCATGACCTTCTGGTCGACGAGCGCGGTGGTGGCGGGCACGTCGTCGCGCGGCGCCCATCCGTCGATGTCGCGGGCGAGCAGGTCGAACAGCATCGCCTCGATCCCGCCGTCGCCGTACAGCTGGTGGTTGAGCCGGCGGAAGAAGGCCTTGTCCCCGCGCTTCGAGTTGTTCACCTGGAAGACCGCGAAGCGCCGCTCGCCGTCGAGGCCGGCGGGCACGACCCAGTCGCCGTTCGCCGCCATGATGATGTGGATCATGTTCTTGCCGGTCACCGCGTCGCGGCCCTTGCCCTCGTACGCGATCGTGGGCTCGGTCACCAGCTGCTTGAGCTTCGCCTCGCCCGACTTGTCGCCGGCCCAGAAGGCCTCGTCGGCGAAGAGGCAGATGCAGTTCTGGAGGTGGGAGTTGAACCGCCCGACGAGGTGCTCGGGCGAGCTGATCTGCAGGCCGTGCGCGCCCGCCAGGTACGACGCCGCCCGGCCTAGCGTGCCCTTGCCGGTGCCCTTCTCGCCCTTGAAGCACAGCGCCACCTCGGCGGCCTGCGACGGGTGCTGCACCATGTAGGCGAGCCAGTCCATCACGTACTCGGCCGAGGCGCGGTCGCCGTCGCACAGCACCTCTCGGATCAGCTGCTGCAGCAGGGACCAGTCGCCGCGCTTGGGCTGCACCGCCCAGCCGCGCCAGAGGTTGAGCCAGCCCTCGTGCGACCGCGACGGGTCGAAGATGACCCCGTCGTACTGCCGGCGCTTCGGGCTGCGCAGCCACAGGCTGGACCGCGTCACCAGCTTGTCGTGCATCTCCACGAGCTGGTTGCAGTAGAGGTTCTCGAAGTCCTCCTTGGTGGAGCGCTGGAAGAACGGCCGCCCTAGCACGGGGTCCATCTTCTCGGTGAAGATGCGGAACTTGCCGCCCTCCATCACGACGCAGTGGAGGTCGTTCATGTCCTCGAGCACGCCCTGCACGCCCTCCGACTTGGGCTCCTCGCGCAGCGTCGCGTCGTCGACGCCCTGGCCGAGCTCGGAGGGGTCCTCCCACTCGTCGAAGTCGTCCTCGGGGGCGACGCGGGCCACCTCGCCGCCCGCCTCCTGGACCACCTTGTGCAGGTACTTGATGGTGACCGGGCGGCCGCCCTTGCCGGAGGTCGCGTGCAGCGAGTCCCACCGGCGGCCGATCACCCACGCGTCGTCCTGGTAGCGGGCGTCCTGCGTGGACCACTCGATGAACTCCTGCCGCCCCTCGCCGTTCGTGGCGTGGTGGCAGGCCATCATCAGGTCGCGCCACCGGTCGTGGTCCTGGAAGTCCTCGGCCTCGAGCTGCCCGAGCGTGGCGGCGAGCATCTCGGGGGAGAGCTCGCCGAGGCCCGCCGCCTCGCCGTGCGCCCTGGTGGGCCGGCGGCAGAGGCGCAGCAGCGTGGCGGGCATCTCCGGCGCGTCGCCGAGGCCGGGGGAGAGGTCGTCCCACTCGTAGTGCGTGCCGTTCGGGTGCACCGAGCCCGCGGCGACGACCTGCCGGCCGTGCGACTTGAACTCGACGCCCTGGTAGCCGTCGAGGCTGTCGAGCAGGGAGACGTCGGGCGGCTTGCGGAACCAGTAGTGGTGCCCGCCGGAGCCGGTGACCGTGTGGGGCGCCACGCCCAGGTCCAGGCCCACGTCGCGGACGAGCTCGGCCAGGGAGTCGCGGCCGGCGGGGAAGTTGCGCGGGTCGACGTCGAGCACCATGACGGACGCGGGCAGGCGCACGCCGACGTTGACGCCCGTCTTCTCGGAGAGGTCGATCACGGCGCGGGAGTCGTACTCCCTCGCCTGCCAGGCGCCGTCCCTCGGCGTCTTGCCGCGGGCGCGGCCCTTGGCGTCGGTCGCGTCCCACCTGTGCAGCGGGATCAGCTGGAGGCCGGCCTCTACGTACGCGCGCATGTCCCCGGTGCGCGGTCGCTTATTGGTCTGCGTCACGCGTCCACCGCCGGATTTTCAAGGTTGGGTACGATTTGGCGGCTGTCGCGCATCGCCTCGCTGATGAGGGCGCGCACCAGGTCCGACTCGCTCCACCTGAAGTGGCGGAGGTTGGGGTCGGTGCGGAGTTTGTGCAGCTGGTCCTGCAGATACCGCCTCTGGTTGGAGCTGAAGCGGACGGAGAGCTGCGTGTCCAGTGTCGGCCCGTCGGATATAGCGTGTGGATGGGACATGCGGCGTCGCTCGTGGCAGGTCGGGACAAGCATGATGCAGATAGCCGCGGTGCGTCGTAACCCGTTGCGTACGCCGCGTCGGGCCCGACGTGGGCACCGTCGTCCGCGGATCGGCGGCTCCCCGGCGCGGTGCGTCGGGCGCATACTGTCGGTCCCGTGGCGCACAACCAGGAGAGAAGCGCGTGGACGTGAACGAGTACATGAAGAAGAGCATCGCCCTGCAGGAGGCCATCCTGAAGGAGCTGCAGAAGATGAACGCAGAGGGCATCAGCGTCGTGGTGGAGAACAGCGCCGACCCGGAGAACGCCATCCCGGTGATGCTGCTGGGCTCCGTCGAGCTGCCGTCCAGCATCGAGCGCGTCGCCGGCGTCGAGTCGGTGCCCGGCACGGCCGCGCAGGTCGAGGGCAAGAAGGACGAGCCGAAGCCGGCGGCGGATGCCAAGCAGGAGGAGAAGCCCGCCGAGACCAAGGCGCCCGACAAGAAGAAGGGCCCCTCCGTCGACGACGCCCGCGCCGCCCTTAAGAAGTTCGCGGCAATCGAGGGCAACGACGCAGCGATGGAGCTGCTGACCGGCCTGGGCGCCGCGTCCGTGTCCGCCCTCGCCGAGAAGGGCGACGGCGAGCTGCAGAAGCTGATCGACAAGTGCGAAGGGAAGGCATCCTGATGGCCTCCCATCCCGCGCCCAACGACAAGATGCCGCGCGACGCGGCGCAGCTGGTCCTGTGGTTCAACGGCCTCCCGCAGCCGACCGCGTTCCTGGTGCTGCGCGAGGCCGGCGACAAGGCCCTGGAGGACTTCACGGCGGGCGCCGAGGAGGTCAGGTTCCTGTCCTACCCCGACGGCCGCGGCCTGCGGTCCGAGAGCGTGTTCCTGACCGAGAACCTGCGCGGCGTGACCCTGGAGTACCCGACCATCCAGCTGGCGGCACCGCACTGATGGCCCGGTTCGTGAGGCTCACCCGCGCCCACGACGGCGGGTCGGTGCACGTGCGCGTCGCCGCGGTCACCATGGTCTGCGAGTCGGGGCAGGACCCCGGCGACGGCGAGGCCCTGCCGATGGAGACCGACTACGCCCGCAAGCTGCGGGAGTTCCCGGTGCGCGCCTACGTCTCCCTGGCCGGCGACCCCGAGGGCGTCGCGGTGACCGAGGACGTGGCCCACGTGCTGAAGGAGCTCAGCCTGGGGGACGAAGATGTCTAGCGCCCAGGGTGCACACGCGGTTAGGAACGCGTCCGGCGCGAAGCGCTGGATCAACTGCCCGGGCTCCATCCGCATGGAGCACGGGCGCCCGTCCAACTCGTCCGACGCCGCCCGGCTCGGCACCGCGGCCCACGCGCTCGGCGAGGCCTGCCTGCTCGACGGCAGCGAGGCCTGGGAGTGGACCGGCGGCTACGTCAGGCTCGACCCGCGGGAGGACGCCACGGTGTTCCGCCCGGCGAGCGAGCCGATGGGCGTCGCCGAGTCGACGGTCCACGTGCCGGTCCACGCCACCGAGGACGGCCTCCCGCCCGAGGGCCACGAGGACTTCCCGATCGACGCCGACATGGTGGACGCCGTGCAGGTCTACCTCGACGCCGTGCGCGCCGAGGTGGAGCGCCTGGGCCCGCACGCCGAGCTCGAGGTCGAGCGGCGCTTCAGCCTCAACTGGCTGGTGGGCTTCGACTACGACTTCGAGGCCGAGGCGGCGGCGCTCAAGGCGGGCGACTGCTACGTCTCGCCGTCGGGCATCCGCCGCGACGACGACGGCATGCTCCGCCAGGCCGACGGCAAGATCAGCTGGGGCCCGATGTTCGGCACCAACGACGCCTCCGTCACCCTCGTCTTCGACCACGTCTCCGTGTTCGACTACAAGCACGGCCAGGGCGTCGTCGTCGAGGTGGAGGACAACGAGCAGGAGATGTACTACGCCCTCGGCAAGGCGCGCGAGCTGTCGTGGGCCTTCGAGACCCTGGACCTGGTGATCGTGCAGCCGAGGGCGCGGCACGCCGACGGCAAGGTGCGGCGCTGGTCCACGACGAAGGCGGCGCTGCGGGAGTTCGAGGACAGGCTCCGCCTGGCCGCGCTCGCCACCGAGGAGCCCGACGCCCCGCTGCACGCGGGCGACTGGTGCAAGTTCTGCAAGGCGGCCGGCGTCTGCGGGGAGCTCCGCGAGGAGTCCTACCGCCAGGCCGGCATCGAGTTCGGGGACGGCTTCACGGAGGACACGGTGATGGTGAGCGGGCCGGAGGACAGCGACGAGGACCTGATGATGCGCATGCGGGCGATCCCGCTGCTGGACAGCTTCATCAAGGCCACCCAGACCGAGGCGCTGCGCCGCCTGCGTGAGACCCCCGGCGGCTCGGCCTGCTACGGCAAGCTCGTCCGCAAGAAGTCGAACCGCGCCTTCAGGACGGACCTGACCGAGGAGGTCTTCAACGAGCAGGAGGGCGAGGTCGAGCAGGTGCCCGTCACGGCGTTCGACCTGCTCGAGCGGGCGGGCATCCCCCGCGAGATGCTGTTCGAGGAGCCCAAGCCCAAGTCGCCGTCGAAGGTGGAGTCGCTCCGCCCGCCGGCGCTGATGGCGAAGCTGAAGGCCGAGAAGGTCAAGGCCCCGGCGCAGTTCATCAAGGGGCTCGTCGCCGAGGTGTCCTTCAAGCCGGAGGGCGGCATCACCATCGCGGCGCCGGACGACCCGCGCGAGGCGGTCGACCCGTCCGCCATGGCGGAGTCGGACTTCGACGCCGTCGACGGCGAGGCCTCGATCGACTGAGGGCACGCGCGACACCCGGGCGGGGGCATGATGAGTGTCCCCGCCCTTTTTCTCACCCACCAGGAGGTAGGACATGCATCCCCACCAGTACCGCGCGGAGCGCATCGCCGTCACCGCGGCCCTCGTCGCGCTGATGGCCCAGGCGCCCACCGACGACCAGCTCGTCGAGTTCTTCAACGGCGACGCGGCGTACCGCCACTTCGGTCACGTCGGCGACGTCAACCGCTGGACCCCGCGCCAGACCGCCGAGCACTTCGCCGGCGAGGCGGGCTCGTTCAACGGCCTCACGCCCGCCGAGGCGGAGCGCCTGGCGCTGCTGTCCGAGGAGCTGTCCGAGGCCGGCAAGGCCATCGGGAAGGTCCTGAGGCACGGCTACGACTCGCACCACCCGGACTTCCCGGGCACCACGAACCGGCAGGACCTGGAGCGCGAGCTGGGCGACGTCAACGCCGCCCTCCACCTGATGTGCCAGGCCGAGGACCTCTCTGCCGGCGGCATCCAGGCCGCCACGCACCGCAAGCTGCAGCGCGTGGCCCAGTACCTTCACCACCAGCCCGGAGCGCACTGACATGGAGATGCAGAAAAGCGGGGTGCCCCAGGAGTTCGAGGGCGTGGATCGCGGCCTGACGCCGCAGCAGGCGGCCTTCAGGGAGAGGACGCTGCGCGAGCAGGAGGGCGCCTCGGCGCTCAGGCGGGAGCTGCTGGACTTCATCGAGCAGGAGCTGCCGCTGGTCAAGCGCCTGTCCGGGCAGGGCAAGAAGGACCTGGCCCGCGAGGTCGTGCACCTGCGCGGCGTGGTCAAGACCATCAAGCGGTCGATCGACGGCCTGGCGCCGGGGCAGCCCGCGTTCGGCCACGCCGAGGCCTTCAGGCTGATGTCCTACGTCCAGACGCACGTGCCCGAGGGCGAGGAGCCCGACCGGATGCTCGTGTGGAACAGCCGCGACGGCGTGACGCCGGCCGTGGTCCACGTGGGCGCGCGCCGGTACGAGCACCTTGGCCCGGTCGGCGGGCTCCACTACGACCTGCCCACCGGCGCGACCCACAAGTGGGTGACCCGCACCGAGGCTGAGACCCTGACGGCCTGGCGCCGCACGCTCGACAAGGCCGTGGCGATGGGCAAGCTGGACCCGGACAAGGCGGCCCTGCAGCGTGACAACCTGGAGGCGGCCGAGTCCTGGAACTACCGCATCGGGCTGGTCGTCCTGTCGTCGGGGCGCTTCACCGACGAGGAGCTGCTCGCCCCGACCGAGGACGAGCTCAGGGGCATGCTGCGCGAGGCGGGCCTCACCATCAAGAAGTCGGCGGAGTGCGCGGCGCAGGTCCTGGCCCGGTTCGGCGGCAAGCCCTCGGAGAAGGCCCATGGCTGACGCCAAGACGGACGTCCGCCTCTTCCACATGCCGGGACTCCGCGGCGGCGACTTCGCCGTGCGCGCCCACGCGGACAGCCGCCTGCTAAAGGTCGCCGACGTGGTCGTCGACCTGGAGACGCTCGGCCGCGGGCCGGGCTGCCAGGTGCTGGAGGTCGGCGCGGCCTGCCTCCTGCCGGACGGCGGGGTGCAGCAGTTCCAGGCGCACCCGAGCCTCTTCGACCAGAAGCGCCTGGGCCTGACCGTCGACCCGGCCACCCTGCTCTGGTGGATGGGCCCGGACCTGGTCCAGGCGCGGGCCGAGGTGCTCGTCGGGCACCGCGGGGAGGGCTCCGAGGCGAGGCCCCTGGACTCGGTGCTCACCGCGTTCGAGGGCTTCCTGCGCACCGTCGGCCCCGCCACGAACCGCGAGGTGAAGCTGTGGGGAAACGGCGCCAGCTTCGACCTCGGCATCCTGGGTGCCCTCTACGACGCGGCGGGCCGGCCGAGGCCCTGGAAGTTCTGGGCGGAGCGCGACCTGCGCACGCTGCTGGAGTTCGGCGGCAAGCAGGTGTTCGAGCGGGTGCCCGGCACGGAGCACATTGGGCGGTACGACGCGTGCCACGAGCTGGCGCAGCTGCAGGTGGCCCTGCACCGGATGGAGGAGCGCCGCTGATGTTCAACCCCCGCATCCGCTACCTGGGCGGCGACGCCGAGCACGGGGACGTGATGGTCGTCGAGACCATCGCGCCTCCCGGCTGGGAGCTCGAGTCGCACCGCCACAAGCACGCCCACGTCTCGGTGCTCGTCAGCGGCACGGCCGACGTGGCGATCGACGGCGAGGAGCGCCGGCTCGAGGGCTACTGCCTGGTGACCGTGCCCGCCGGGTCCGTGCACCGGGTCAGGGCCGTCACCCCGATCGTCTGGCTCTGCCTCTGGGCCGGCAAGCTCGCCCCGCGCAAGGAGGTCGAGGACTCGCTCTCACTGGTGCCGCAGTCCGCGTGCGCCGGGTGCCCCGGCGGCTGTGAGCCCGCCACCGAAGAAGGAGATTCCGATGGGAAGTAGCATCGACTCGCGGGTCCTGGTCGCCGTGCCCTACGACCAGATGGTCCGCAACCTGTTCAAGCACGTCTCGCCCGGCACCGACCCGCTGCACGCCGCCGTCGGCATCTGCGGCGAGGCGGGCGAGCTGGTCCTGGCCGAGTCCATCGAGGACGTGGTCCTGGAGCTGGGCGACCTGGAGTTCTACGTCGAGGCCCTCTACCAGGCGATCGGCGGGCGCGTGCAGCCCGGCGAGGAGCTGTACGTCCAGGAGGGCCACCCGGCCGCCCACCAGGTGCTCGGCACCGTCACCACCGCCATCAGCACGACGTCGTGCCGGCTGCTCGACCTCGTCAAGAAGTCCTGGGTCTACGGGGCGGCGCTCGACGACCGGGCGGTGCGCTTCGAGCTGATGTGCATCGAGGTGATGATGGACCGGATGCGCCGGCTGGTCGGCGTGCGCCGCCCGGACGTCCTGGCCGCCAACCAGGCGAAGCTCGGCAAGCGCTTCCCCGACGGCGTCTACACCGACCGCGACGCGCAGCAGCGCGTCGACCAGTCGGGGGAGGGCGGCAGCGACTGACGGCTTGCTCCCGGGCCGCAGTCCGGGATAATGATCGTCCGCGTCACGCTGCCGCCCGCTCCTAGAGACGGCGGGGCCTAAGCC